CAAGCTTGGCAATCTCTTCTGCGTAACTAAGCATAATCATTCCTCCATCCAGCCCGGCGCGTCAGTAACGCCGTAGTTCTTGGCTGAAAAGTTATCGGCGGTAGCGCGGGCCGGAGTTGTTGGATTCTTGCCTTGGGTGCCACGGTTTGATTTCCCGCCGAACTTCGCGGCATTCCGGATCCACGTCCTAAGGGCGGCATCCCAACTCTTGAATGTTGAACCTTTTGCCTCGTGATAATCACAAAAAGCCCCAAATTCGCTTTGCAGGTTAACGCCCATCTCATATGCCATTTCTGTGTGGGCTTCTGATGGGGAAAATCCTGCTGGTCGATGAGTGGATTTCGATGTCTTTTCGGAAGGGGATTTCTTTGGGTCGGGTAATATCTTTTTAATGTCTTTATTGTCTTTTGTATTATTGTCTTTTGTGTTTAACAGATTCTGTAAAGTCGGATTTACTGATTCCGTAAATGTTTTCTTTACAGATTCTGTAAACTTTACAGTTTCAGTAAAGGGTTTACAGATACCGTTAAACTTCGTCTTCCAAGATGATATTTCCTTGTTGATCCCCACCTGTCTGCCGGTCATCGTCAGGATGTTCATTTTGACGAGCTTATTGCGTTCCGTGCTGCACCGCGTTTCAGGTAGGCCAGTTAGTTCTGACAACTGGGAATTCCCCACCCAGTCAGCCGATTTGTTATAGCCGTATGTTTTGCGAATGACTGCTAGGGTGATCAGGAGTTGATTCTGAGTTAACCCAGAGCCTATGACCGCCTCAAGTAGTTCGTTAGCGATACGGGTATAACCGTTTTCGGTATCCACCACACGTCGCTCCTGCCCCCCTGATTCAGAGGGAAATTGAAGTATCTCCGCTGTATTCATTTGGCCTCCATGCCTTGGCCACCTTTGAAAACAAGCTGACCATTCATAATCGCATTCTTAATCGCTTTGAATTCCCACGCAAAATACTGTGACTCCACATATACCCGCAATCCTCTATAGTCGTGGGACTTGCGCTTAATGAACGCTTCGGCTGCTTCTTTGGTGAAATGGCTGTTAACGTATTCCCATTCCCATGCGTAACCGGTGACGGTGTGATATTCCAAATCCACAAGAACTAACCACTGTTCGAAAGTTGATAGGTCGGTGAAATACTTACTGGTTTCATCGCGGGATTTTTTATTCAAATCGGTGCGTGAGTCCTCATCCAGATCAGCCCAAAACTCCAGCGGGGAAAACCATTCGTAATCATCACGAAATATCATCAGGTCAGATGCATAATCACGGTCTATACCACTAACAAGGCGTTTGTTCTGGACGATGAAAAGGGCATCAGCTGTGCAATGATCGTGAACGCCATCTCCTTCACTGTGATATTTAAGGCGGGTAAGGAAATCTGCCCATGTTTCAGCGGTAAGCTGAGCACCCGTTGCAAGGCTTGGAGCTGGCTTTACAGCATCGATTGGTAATGTCATAATTACTCCTGTTGTTTTGTCCAGTTAAAACGACATAGTGATTTGTTCAGAGTCCCCACCTAGCCGTGGGGCTTTTTGTTTTGCGAGCAACAACGCCACTGACTTAGCCAGCCGAGCCATATCGTCATCGACTACTCCCCATTCCAATACAGCTAGAAGCATTGATATCTTCGGAATGAAGCTTTCTTTCCAGCGTGATATCTGTGACTTATCCACGCCCACAGCGTCAGCAATGTCAGTGACGCCTCGTAATGCAATCTTGTTCAGTAGTTGGCTCTCAATGATTCGAGCCTTGTTGCGTGTTGTTGTACGTTCCATGCGTAATACTTCCCTTGTGGTTTAGATGTGTGTGTATGCCTCCCCGATGGTCTGGGGATTAAGTTTTGATGGGCGCTTTTCAGCGCTATTTTCTTAATGAGCGGTGGGATTTATGCGGCTTGTCGATATGCAGTTTCTTCAAACTTAAGAGCGCCGTTTGTTACTTCAGCCAAACGGTATGCATCTTTCTCAGGTATTACAGGCTTCCACTGGGATACGGCAGCGTCACTAATTCCTAACGCACGAGCTACAGCTCTTTGGCTCCCGAAGTGGGCAATGACTTCTTTCTTCAGCATGTCCACGTCCTTTATTGATTACGGTTATTAAGAGTTCTTAAATTATTCACCGAAAGGATTCTTAAGTCAATTGAATTTAAGATTGCTTAATTATGAAAAACGAAACTGTCGGTCAGCGCATTCGCAAGCGCAGAAAAGAATTGCGGATCACTCAGGAAACCCTCGGGAATCGCATTGGCGTGAAGGGTGCTGCCGTGTCGCAATGGGAAGACGACAAGACGGCCCCCAATGGAGATAACCTACTAAGCCTTGCTCGGGAGCTTCAATGCGCCCCTGAGTTTATTTTGTATGGGGAAAATTCTGCATCTAATGTGGAACCGGCAAAATTAGATTCACGCATGGTTCCAGTTCTCAGTTATGTACAGGCTGGCGCTTGGACTGCTGAGTGTACAATCCGCTCCTTAGATGGGGATTTAGAATTTTTGCAGACAAATCTTGACCTATCTTCTTCTGCATTTGCCTTGATTATTAAAGGCCGGTCAATGGAACCCGACTTTTCAGAGGGGGATTCAGTAATAATAGACCCTGAAGTATTCCCGCTTCCTGGTGATTTTGTGGCAGCAGAGAATGGAGAGCATGAGGCGCTATTCAAAAAATATCGGCCAAGAGGGATCATTAATGGAAAGGATGTGTTTGAATTAGTTCCTTTAAATGATGATTACCCGATATTGAGATCCGACTCATCACATATCAGAATTATCGGCACCATGATGGAACATAGAAAATACAGAAAACGCCGGTAGCCTTAAGAATACCCAAGCATAACCCGCCATTGAGCGGGTTTTTTATTGCCTAAATTTCAATACTTCTTAATAACTTAGAAAATAACTTAAGTTTTCTTCAAAATAACTATTGCACACAAACTTAAGAAGTCTTAAATTAAGTCCATCAACACGGCAGGACGCCAAAAGCACGACAGGAAGTGTTCTTTAAGATAACAGCGCTGAAAAGTGCAAAACAACCAAAGCGAATGAGTTTTGGGATGTGGTGTAGCTCAACTGGATAGAGCGCCCTCAGCAGAGGGAGGTGAGCACTAATCAAGGTTCATAACCCAGATTATCTTACGCGGTCCGGCCGGACGATATGCAGGTTCGAACCCTGCCACCACATCACCAAAGCTCATTAACTGGAGGTAACACCATGGCTCATCAAGGTTATGACAACGCCAGACAGCGCCGTAACGATAAGCGCTTGGCTCTCACAGCAGCATACAACGCACAACACGGCATCGTAGAACCAGAGTCACGCGAAGTTAAGCGCCCTACTCTGCGATTGAACCGCAAGCCAGCCAGTCGCATAGAAAGCGCCATCAACCCTATCAGCTTCGAATACAAGGCTCAGATAGAGAAAGCAGCAGAGTTTTACTGTGCGATGGCTGATAAAGCATCAGAGAAGCGCCAGCGCGCCAATCTTAAAGTTCGCGGCAACTATGACCAGCAGGTCAACGCTCGTCAGAAGATGCGCGGTCACAGCATACCGCTTATTTAGTTGCAGCAGGCTTCCGTAAGTCAGAATCATTAACAGCGAGATAAATACCATGCCAATGTCATTCCCTAATTTAGAAAGTCTGAAGCGTCGCGCCAAAAGGCGAATTTCCGCCAGCCGTTAGAAAACGAAACAGAAGAAGTGTACCGCGAAAAGTTTGCTGATTTTATGGTGAACATTGACCGTGTTGAATCTGGTGAGATTCGTTCAAAGTTGGGGTGGGATATTCTTCGGCTAGACCCAGCCACTGCTTTGAAAATGATGGGAATCGATATTTCTGGACTCGCAGATTAACGTTCGCAAAGAGGCCCACCACATAGTTAAGGGGTAAGAGATGACTGACTTAGATTATTGGGAAGAGTGTATTTCACAAGCCAGTGATGACTGTGACTTAACACTGACATTAGAGCAACTTACTTGTCTTGCTGAGGCCGTAAGTGGTGGTCATGAGCATTACGGAATGGCTTTCTACTCTCCGCCAGATTCAGACCGATATGCCGACATTGAGCGCGAATGTCAGCAGAAATATAAAACGCTTAAAGCTGAATTTGATGCTTATAGTGGCAATGCTGAAACAGCGGTAAAGCAGGCGTTACGCCAGCATAGGGACGACAACGTAAGCATTGGCGAGCATGGGGAAGTTTTACGCCACGGTGGGCGCACAGAGAGAATTCAATAGGTCACTTAGGTGGCCTTTTTTATTGACGGGTTAAGGGGTAAGAGAATGGAAACGAAATTTTTAAGCGACGGAAGAAAGGTTGTTATCGTCGGGCAGTTGAACAATCAAGAAACCATCGTACAGGAAGTGTTTGTTACTGCGGCGGGTGATGAATTACCGGGCGGCGAGCGCTTTGTGGTTAAAAGCCTCCATGATGTACCGGTAGAGTCTTACCTCTCAAAAGAGAAGGCCCGTCAAGAAGCGGCTCTTGCTGAGGCCAAAACAAAAATTGATTCCATTAATCGTGAAATTACCGATACACGAAACAAATTGAGCATGTACCGCGACACCCTCAAGCAGGTTAAAGAATTTTCAGATCACATTGATGAACAAGACTTGACCCACTTCATCGATGTAATGACCGGACAACTTAACTATGCGGTCGCGTCTTCTTATCGCATTCCAAAAATCGAACGCTATTCCGAATACATGTCGATTATTGAAAACAGTTACGGCAACAAGCGATACGAAGGGTTGAAGCTGCTTTCTGTGCTCGGTAATTCAGATGGCAGAATCGGTCTTCGTGTTAATCGATGGGGTGATGGGAGTGGTGACTATTCAGATGTCACTTTCTTCAAAACCTATGAAGAAGCGAGAGAATTTGTTAAATCTTCCGCACTGAAACTTCTAGAAAGCGGTTCGTTATCTGTTGAAGAATTGCAGCACCTCAAGAAAATTGGGGTCGAGTTCAACCAAGATGAAATGATGAAGATCCGTTACAGACTGGAATCGAGTTGCGAGAAGCACCTTGAAAATTTAACGGCAACTTTCAATAAATCGAAAGAGAAAATAGAGGCTGATAAAGCCTATATAGAACAGAAAATCAACAATCTATAAGCCGCCTAATTGGCGGTTTTTTATTGGCGGGTAAATGAGGAAGAATGATGAGTAAGTTAGAAATACCAGCCTCATGTGATGATGAGTGGCAAAGAGAAATGCTCTCAAATCTTTCTAAGCACGTTGATGCCGCATGGGAGGAATTAGACCCTGAAGGCCACAATCAAGATATTAGTTCAGCGAGAGATATTATCGAAGCATTGCGTGAATATTCAGGCTACTGAGCGGCCTTACCCCTGCCACTTAACCGGTGGCAGCAATAAGACCACTAGATTCTATAGGGAGCCTGACCATGGATAACAGGCGCAAAACTGGAGAGGTAATTATGTGACCGCTAATGAGTGACCTTACCACTGGCTCTTGTTTAGGGGCCTTTGGCAAGACCACTAGATGAGGTGATGTATGACAGATGAAATTAAAACAGGCGGATTAGCATTTCCGTTTAATGACATTGGCGGGGATTGCGACCCCGGCATGACGCTCAGGGATTATTTTGCAGCTAAATACATGCAGGGTGTGAGCGCGAACCCTGAAAGATTGTACAGAGACGATGACTTAGCAGAAGAAGCCTACCAGATGGCAGACGCAATGATTAAGGCGAGAGGGTGAGATATGAGCACTGCAAAAACATTCGTTGCAGACATGATAAAACATCGTGGCATCGACTTTGCAAGAATCGGAATGATGGTTGAAGTATATGGAGATTTGGGAACCATCGTCGGCATGAACTACAGCGCAAATCTGGATGTTGTTTTTGCCAACCAACTGAAGCATGGAAAGCATAAGCAGAACTGTCATCCAACTGACCAGATTAAATATTTTGGGAAAGATGGACAAGTAATCGCTGATTACACAACCCAAAAACGTAGTTAATCCCCCCCCCCCCACCAATCCCCAGAGTAAAGAACTGACAAGTCATCGTCGGTGTTTTGCTGTGGGCTAAACACTACTAATCAAAAGGTATCCCTATGCAATACGCCATTGCAGGGTATCCCGCATCGGGATGCTCTACTAACTATTTGACCAAAATTCAGCATTCACCGGCCTACCGCCTCACATCAGCAAGTTTCACTCCCCCGCCACGGAAAGGTATCT